CAGCCGCTTTCAGCGGCTGCCTGTAGTAGTGATGCGATGACAAACCCTCAGTACCCCTTCCAGGGGTCAGCAAGTACTGACCCCTCTGGGGTCTGAGCAAACCACTAGTTTACTAGTGGTTTTGATTGTAGCATACAGGCTCCAGAGAAATGGCGAACCCGTGGTGCGCTTTAGTGGACATAACAAAAAGCAACAGTGCTATCTTGCACTGCTGCTTTGGTGGACACGAACGGACTCGAACCGTTGACCTCTCGCGTGTGAGGCGATTTTATAACACGTGTTTACAATGCCCAAATACGATTTACGACAAATTTACGACAATATAGCTAATTGTGATCCTAATTGTTTGTGCAACTTTTTTCTCGATTCGCTTGAAATACACGCGCATGCGTGCTATAATATAATCAATGAAAGGAGGTGAACAAGTGGATACCAAATGGTGGATTGGGGTTGCACTTACGGTGTGGAGCAATATCATAGCAACAATTGCCTTGATATTAAGCATCAAGAAAGACCCCAAAAAGAAAACCGCTTCCCATAGGCCCCGAAAGCATAAGGGAAAGCGGTAAGGCAAGGGGAAAGGGCTGGATTTCCAGCCTGAGTACCCTCTCCACCTATAATACCACAACGACATGAAAAAAACAACGATCATTTTAATCGCAGTAACGGCGGCTTTTGTATCCGTTGGATGGCTGGCGCTCGATAGCTTCGGGGTGTTGTTTTTGGTTGCAGCAGCCATTACGGCGACAGCTTCTGTTGTCATCGCCATAAAATCGAGGAAATAAAAATGAAAAACACAATTAAAGATCTCCGGGAAGAAATGGGAATCAGCCGTGCAGAGCTATCTAGATTGTCCGGTGTCCCTGCTCGCACAATACAGGATTGGGAGCTGGGTGTGAGAACCCCTAGAGACGTATACCAGCTTTTGAGGATTGCAAAAGCGTTGAAGTGCACGGTGGAGGATATTGTAGCTTTGGACGAAAATTAAGACCAATCTAAACTAAACATCAAGGCCGGGTATCTATCTGATGCCCGGCATTCTTTTTCATAAGATGTTGCACCTTATATATAACAATTTTTTTACTTTTCAACTGTTCCTGGTAACTAAATTTGTAAAATATCTTGATTTTTATCTCAGAAAAAGTATAATCATATACAAATACAGGTAAATGAGGGAATTAAATGAGTGATTCAATTCAACTAATTTTGTCTTTTGTAGGAATAGTTTTAACTGTGGCTACAATTTTAATCCCAATCTGGCATAATATTAAAAATAAAAACCTTTCTGATGAGGAAGAGAAAAATCTATTTCAAAAGGTCATTATTATTACCGTTGGAATAACTATTGGAGCTTGTGTAATTGCATCGCTAGTCATTTTCTGGCCTTCTAACGATACAGAGGATCTGCCCGGAGGATCAGAAAAGGATGCTATACATAGTTTAGAAAACTCTGAAACCGTAAAAACTATCATTGGTGAAACCGAAAAGGAAATCGAGCCAAACGACAGCGCACTTCAAGCGAATTTGATTTCGGTAAACAAGGAGATAAAAGGTCGGTTGCAGACAGAGGAAGATGTGGATTATTATAAAATATCACTTCAGAAGAAAGGGTCAATAAGCATTTCGTTTATACATCAGAAAATTGATTCGAATGATACATTTTGGAAAGTATCGCTACTGGATATTTCAGAGGAGATGGCTTTAGAAAAAAATATAGTCGGTGGCGTTGTGCAGTGCGAATCAAACAAAGCCCGTATTTCAAGTGGTGAGTATTACTTAAAGGTGGAAAAATATTATTACTCAGATCTGGAATACACCATAAAGGTTAACTTTACCGAGGAAGATGAAAGCTTTGAGAATGAGCCCAATAATGAAATAGCTTCTGCTAATCCAATAGAATTAAATTCAAAAATGACAGGTAATATCCAGCATGAGGAAGATACAGATTATTATAAATTTACTTTGACCGAATTAGGGTCAGTTCATATTTCTTTTGAACACGCAAAAATAGATTCTAATGATAGTTTTTGGAAGATTTCGTTATTGAGTGAAATAAGCGCTGATCCAATTATAGAGTCATCTGTAAGAGGTAGCGAATCTATTTCTCACCTCAGCAAAGCTCGTTTGCCAATAGGCACTTATTATATAAAGGTAAACAAATATCAGTTTTCCAATATCGATTACCACATAAAACTTAATTATCAAAAAGAAGGAAATTCTTATGAGGTTGAGCCTAACAACGATATTTCGAATGCCAATAAAATAGAAGTGAATAAAAAAATAATCGGTAATATTCAGCGAGAAGATGATGTGGATTATTTTACCTTTACGGCAAATCGAAACGGTGCCTTGTCCATCGAGTTTAATCATCCAAAAATCGATTCAGACGATACCCACTGGATGATATATTTGCTAGATGACACAGATACGGCGAAAATAGAACAGGCTATTACAGGAAGCATGGTTAAAACAACAAGTGATCGGATCAGGGTTTCTGCGGGAACTTATTATATTAAAATCGAAAAGCGATATTACTATTCAAACTTGGACTATAATTTCACAATAAAGTTTGAGTGAGCACGCATGTGCCCCCCTCTCCCCTGATATGTAGGTTCGGGGAGAAAGGGCTTGTCTATAAAGGATTGATAAGAGAGCGTAATCGGCATCGTTTTGCGAAAATAGCAGTAGCCCCACCAAGGATTTCTCCCTGGTGGATCCGAACGTCTACAAACAAATCTTCCATACGGACCTTTAAAATCTTTGCAATCAGAAACAACTCCATATCCCGTACATACCGGTGTCCATGCTCAAGCAGTTGAATTGCGTTTTTATCAACGTCAAGGCCGCATTTTTGAAGTTGAATCGCAAGATCGTTCTGTGACATGCCGCGTTCCTGGCGCAGCTCGGCAATCCGCTTTCCTACCCAATTCTTGTTGCCATCCGGCTTGCTGCATTTTCTCATTGCTATTCTCCTATTTTAAATCATAGATACTACAAGTATATGTTCAATTTAGGAGATTTTTGGCACAAGACGTATGGTATGAATCCGTAAATGGAATTATTTTTGATATTTTTATCGCTTTTTATCAAAACAGGGATGGAATTAATGCTCCCCGGAACCCATAACGGATTCCGGGAATCATTCTTGTCTATTTTGCTTTATCCGCCTTCGGCGCATCGTAGCTCATGGCCAGCTTGCTATCCATCGTCCCCCTAGTTGTGGGATCCGTAATGCACGCCCAGACAGACCCAATAACCGACACCACGATCACGGGATTGCCTACTGCATTGCGCAAGGCATCCCACAGCGCCGCCCAGGTCGTCATATCCTGCCACTGTGCGCCCAGGCCCACCAGGATCGGGCTGATGATGGCAACAACGATCTGCGCCCAGAAAGTGGGGTTCTTGATTCTGACTTTCCAGTTGATATTTTTCAGCATAATGTAATTCCTCCAATACTTTTATTCTGCCGGCTCATACGTCCGGGCAAAGATATCGGGTTTGCAGGGATACAGTTCCCCTGCTACGCCCTGGATGATATAATCGCCGGGCAAGGCAAAGTGATCGCCCTCCAAGGTGTGGATTAACAAGTAAGCTTCGTCATCGTCGAAAACAACTTCGACTTTTTTATCTCCCAATGCAGCTTTTAGCCAATCGGGATACATCCCAACAGAAGCCACCGGGTTCCAAGGCCAAGCGTTAATCACGACGGGCTTTTTACGGTATTTCATAATCGACCTCCAATTTTAATTTGCCCTCCGCCACTCGACGGAGGGCTTTATATGTTAGACCAGCTGTGACAACAGCCACGTCACAAACGAGATAATTGCAATCGGGATCGATACCAGCATCTATATCACCTCACAATCATTGCTGCTATCGCGCTAATGATTGCCGCCACACCTGCGGAGATTCCAGCCGACAGCAGCTTATCCCACCACATGGAGGGACGGTGTTCCAGCGCCGTCAAGCGGTCGTTATGGTCATCCAGCGCCTTTTGGTTTGCCTCCTGACTGGCTTTCACCAGCTCAGCCATCTGGATTGTCAGCTCCTCGATTTTTTGCAGGCGGGTTTTGCAGTTATCGATATCCTTCAGGTCGCGCGCAAATCGCTCATCCATCACCTTGCACTTTGCCTCGCAAACCGCCTTATCTACCGGCTCCATCACACACCTCCCATGAGTGGAGATATCCCAAAGGATCTCGCAATCTGCCGCCTGATTTGATCCGCATCGATGGTAACGGCGGTCTGGCTGTCAAGATGGATCGTTACCGTATCGTCAGCGGCGAGCACAGGGGCCGCCGTCTCTGCCGCCACTGGCTGTCCAGCCTCTGCCATCAGCAGTCCCTCCATCTCCTTGTGATCGCAGGTGTCTACATACCGGCACTTGCGGCACCTCTCGCTTAATCTTGATAATCCCATAATATCGTTCTCCTTACACCCGCGTCAAGGAGGATACCGCAACCCAGGACACGATCTCCTTGAGCAGCGCCTCCCGGACGCCTTTATTGACTTGGATTTTGCTGACCGTATGTTTTTTGGGGGCCAGCTGAGCGGCAGGCACCTTATTGCCCCGCGCGGAGGTCAAGCCGCCATATACCGCTCCCTTGTTGATCGTGACCTGGCAGCCAACCTCTACGGGTTTTGATGCCCCGCCGGATACCAGCGTCAGATCGCGGAGATAGACCCAGCTGCAAATCCCACCGTCGCGGCCAAGCAGCGCCCGATCGCCGCTGATCTCCGACACCTTATGCGTGGTGGATTTGACCCAGCCGGGGATCGTCTGGCCGGTGGCATACTTTGTGCCAGAGACTTTGACCGTGCTGCCTATGGCAATAACACCAGAGCCGCCGCCCGTGGGGGGCTTTGTGGGCTCTGCCTTTTTCTTCAGGCCGAGATAGCTGACCGCCGCCTTCGCATACGCCTCACCGACTGCCCTGAGCTTCGCATCTGAGTTGATCTTCGCCCGATCCTTTGCGTTGTCTACAAATGCATATTCGCCGAGGATAGAGGGGATACCCGTTGTGGCCGCCTGGCGGCACATGCCGAAGTTGTAGCTTGTACCCGCCTTGCTCTCCTTGATCCCCCGGCTTTTCTGGCCGAGCTTCACCATTTCAGCAAGCACTTTTTGCGCTAGCGACTTCGAGGGCGCGTGCGTGTGCCAGTAGTAGACCTCGCAGCCCTCCCCTCCGCCGGCGTTATAGTGGATTTCGAGCACGAGGGAGGGCCGTTTCTTCTCGACTTCCTCCATTTTGTGAGCAACTGTACAGCTTTTGTCCGTTGTGCGGGCCATGACGGTCTCGCATTCGTAATTTCTCAGGTAATTCTGGCAGGCCAGCGCGGTTTTGAGGGTCAGCGCCTTTTCGATGTATTTACCGTTTACCGCGCCCGGATCGCTCCCGCCGTGCCCGGCGGCGATGTAGATTGTGGGTTTCGACATGTTGATCGCTCCTTAAATTTAAGATAATAGATAAGGCCACGCCGAAGATCGACGTGACCAATATCGCTAATATGATTGCAGCTCCAATGTAGATATGGGCCGCTGCTGCCTGGCTGTAGATCATGTAACCGCCTCCCAATAGCGCGGGGATGTGCCCGGGATCATCATACTGCTGGATGCAGATTTCAGGCATCGATACGTGTGGCCGTTGTAGCTGTAGTACAGCCCCTCGGTCACCGACATCAGATGCTTGTACGGGATCGGGTTGTTACGATGCCCCTCTGCCCATTCGAGTGCGCCGATCGCGTCGAAGATCGCCATTGTGGCGGCGTCAACTTCCTCCTGCCGGTCAACTGTGGGCTTCGCATTGAGCAGCGCTTGTGCCGCGGCAACAGCGGCCTCGACGCCGGAGAAGTCCTTGTAATCAGATGGTGTATATTGCGCCACCATGCCGATGGCCATCTCCAGCATCTCGGTATCCGCATAGGAAACATCCGCATTATCTCGTGCTCTTACGCGCAGCAGATAATTACCGCCTACCGGCACCCGCTTAGGGGTTAATTGCACATCCTCGATGACAATCACACACGATCACCCCCGCAGTTGTCTTGTAAATCTCCGGCCCGATCGAGCAGGTTAGCAGCAGGTGGTGCCGTCCAGGCTTGTCTACGGTCAGCATAAACGTCAGCAAATTACCCTCCGACACCACGCAAGACCCCTGCCCGACAACCTCTCCATAAAAATCATGCAGCTCCCAGGTCGCCGACTGTACCATTACCTTTGCGCCCGGATCGCACCCATAGATGCGCACGCGCTGCTGCCTGCGCTCGCCCGGCATCAGCCGGATTGTTGGCCCATCCATCTAACATCCCTCCCAATCTGCACAATATCCCGCGCCCCACGCCGCGTTGTATCCCTGCATCCAGTCCAGCAGATAATCCCCATCCTGCCACGCAAACCGGATACCGGTTATATCCACCGTCATTAATACAGTGGCGTAATAGGTGCTGTTGCCTGCTGCGTCCCAGGCCCGCAGGGTGACGTAGTACGTGCCATCCTCCAGGTCTGGCGGCACCTCCGCCGTCCAGTAGCCATCCTCACTACGGGCAAACACAAGGGCATGGTTATCAGCCATGCCCTCAATGCGCGTAATCATATCAATCCTCCACCTTGACGCGGATGGTAAAAGGCGACCCAACGTGCACGCGGTCAGTCACGCCGATAACCTCAACAATGCGCGGTGGGATGGTATCCAGCGTAACGTTGCGGGTGATCTCGGCCTCAAGGCCGGTCGCGTCTACAACCTTAACTGTGATTACGTTGGATCCCTCTTGCATGTGGGAGGGATTGGCGCTGACCGCAAACGCACCCGTCTGGCCGTCCACTGTAACTGGCCCCTGGTCGTGCCCATTGACGGTGACAGTCAGGGTGACGGATGTCAGCTGATCATCCGACGTGATGCCCGTAATCTGCACCGCCGCCTGGTTGGTTACAAGACCCTCCGCAGGTGAGGACAGGCTAATGGTCGGCGCGGTGACTGCGATGGTGCAGGTGATTGACGCCTGATCCGCTGCATTGCCGTCCTTATCGGACACGCTGATTGTGATCGTCGTGCTGCCCTCCGGCAAGGCATCCGGCACAGCGTAGGAGAGATCATAGCCGCCCTCTACCGGGGTCAGGGTAAGCCCCGGCGCGCCCTGTGTGATCTTGCTGCCGCCGTTAATACGCAGGTCAAGAGTGGCGGGATCAACGCCGCTATCGTTGTCCCGCAGCTGGGCGGTAATGGTTGGCGTGCAGGTATTGATCCGGCTGTCGTTAGAGGGATAGGTGATGGTGACGGTGGGCTTAACGCTCTCGTAGGATTGCAGGCGGAGTTGTGCGCCCCACGTACTATCATCCTGATTGACAGTGGTCTCATTGCCTGCGTCGTCAGTGGCGATAATCTGTACGCCATAGCAGCCGCCCGGCAAATTGGCGGAGGATAGGGCGGGCGCGGTGCCGGAGAGGGTGTAATACCCGTCATCCGATAGGGTCAGGGTGTAGGTTTGGCCGCCGATTGCGGCCTTGATGGTTGCGATTGACATTGGTTAGTCCTCCTTATGACACGCCGATAGCGATATATGATAAGGTAACGCTTGATACTATCGTTGATGCTGTCGAGGTAAGCGTGATACTCTGTGGGTGGGTAGTCGTTGGCCCGTTGCTGTCTACCGTCACCCAATATGGGCCATTGCTGCCGACCGATAGTGATATGATACATTTTGGGGCATAAGAAAACGCCTTTGGAAAATCGCTAAAATACAGTCTGCTACTGGTATAGCACCCCGCATTTGGAGCGTTTGTAATTGCAACATTTGACCACGTCTTGGAGGCCGCGCAAATGTGCATACCGCCACCAAACGTAATATAGATATTACCGTCGGATGGATCGCTGCAAGCCGCAGGTGATTGCCAATTGCTCCAATATCCATTTTGAGGGGTGTGTATACAGGTATAGGTGATACCGCTGATTTGCGACGTATAGCGCTGCATAATGGCCAGCGTTTGCCCCGTTTTGGCGCTATGATTGTACTCGATTACCTCTAGCATCCCAGGGGACATCTCCGGGCAATTATCTACGCTCATAGCGGTGGTTATGGTAGCAATATGGACGCGCTGCCCCGGCGTGATGTAGTTACGCAGGTTGTCGTAGTGTGGTACTGGCTCCTCCTGATCAACATAGATGATATCCGTAAGCATTGACGGCACCGCCCCCACATCCGCCGCCGTGGGCATCTGTGCGAGCTTGCCGCTGGCGTTTAGGGTGGCGATGCCGTTGGGTTGGGCCACACTGTCGTCGATTTCCTTCAACTTTGTATCTATAAGATCAGCGTTTCCGTTAAAATCATCGACGTTATAATAATCACCTTGTCCGGGTTTTTTTAGGTGCAAGTGTTCTGTTTCCGTCATTTGTAACCGCCTCGTTTCTAATCTGTTCATGAGTTTTTTCCGTAAGCTGATGGTGTGTAAATTGGATTAACTCCTCGTGCAGGACAAATAAAATGAGATAAGAATATTCCAAATGCGCAGGCTTTGTTTCTTCGATTGCCTGTGTTACATCGGATAAATTAGGCGGAACACCGATGGTGCTCAAAAATTTCACTTCAAACCGGTGTTCTGCTGGATATTCAAGGATATCTACTTCTCCGTTGTAAAAGCTTTCAATTGTGTTTTTTAGCATTGCCTTTGTGACCGTGCCTCCGCTGCGCAATTTGCTCAAGATTCGTGTTCTTCTATAGGAAATATCTTTTTCTTTTTCTGACTCAATCCCGACGCTTTCTTCCCACAGAGGAAGAGCCCAAGTCGCTGTGTCCACAAAGCATTGTTCTAGTAATTCTTCCAGATCACTCAGGGCGTGATCCACCGCTTGCCCAAAGGCTTTCTCAATAGCGCAAACTTCCTCGCTTTGATGATAATAATTAGGCATCTTTTCAACCAGATTCATGTGAGATTCACCGTCCCCAAAACCGGCACTTGCTTTTTCTCAATTATAAGATTAGTAATCTCCCCGTTTATTTTTAGGGTATTGTAATCCAGCACGCCTTCTATTCCGATGAGGATTGCGCCTACTGCGTTGATCGGTACTTCATAAACTTTTAACTCTGGATCTTCAAAATAAATCTTTGTCAGATTGCTAAGAAAAGGCTGCATTTTTTGAATCAAAATTTCTTTAACTGTAGATAATTCTACAAGTCCATTTAGCTTGACAGATGCACTAATATTCACAGCAATCGGTTGGGCGCTTTCTACGGTGACCAGCGCGCCAATTGGACGCTCCTGTTCAATATGTGCCAGCGTGCTTTCTACAATTTCGCTACTAACCGGCTCTTTATCCGGCCCAGCAATCAATATGCCAACTGTTCCTGGTCCATTTTCCAATGGCGTTACCTTTGCGCCACCGACGCCGTCTACTTCAAGCGCCCACATGATGTAGTGATATGCGTTCCCCGATGTAGCTGGGCGCCTTCTTAATAGATTTAACCTCTCCATTAGCGCTTCATCCGTTTCCTGATCAATCCCGCCTGTCGCCGCTTCATTTGTAACGCTTGTTAGACCCTCAATTACCTGATACTGCTCCGTAATACTTCCGTCCTCCACGTTTATATTGAGCACCGGGTTCAGCAGCCTCCGACGACGCCTGCGCTGTTCCATCCGCAATCCTTGCATCTTCCAGCGTTACAAATTCCAATCCTGTATTGGTAGTAAAGACGCTGCCGGTCGGCACGGAGGTTCCATCCTCGCCGGTAAATTGCAAAATTGCCCGCGCCTTAACACCTTCTTTTCGGACAATTCCATATTCTCCTGCCCGTCTATCGATGTATTCTCCGCTTGTCGCATCCACAAACGCAATTGGAATGAGGGCATTCATCGCCATGTAGAGGTTATAGATTGCGTTGGCAACCGGGGCTGTCAAATCGCTCACAAAGCTACCTTCCCTCGTATCAAGATTCGGTATCTTCGTAAGGATTTCTTCTCGGATATCATCCGGCGTCAAATCTTCATACATTGGTACTCACCTCACCATTCCCATAAATCGTTGAGATCCCGCATGAGAGCTCCATTCTGCCATCCTCGAACGATGCCGCGACATCCGCCACTCCCGTAATATACGGATTACAAAGCAGGCATTCTTCAAGATACCGTGCCGCCTCTGCCTCTTTCAGTTCTTTGGTATAAGGCTGGCCGATTAGTATTTCGATTTCGCAGCCGTATTCCTCTGAGTAGATTTCATATCGGTCCCTCTCCGTGCAGAGTGCACGCAGTACCCAACCGAGAACTGCCTCCTGGCCCTCTACGATAACAGGCGCGCCGTTTTTAAAGATCGGTTTATTTTCGCGCAAATCCCATTTGACATCCCGATATAGCGGGTATTCTGGATCTGTCTCTGCTTCCTCCGTATTCGGCTGCACCATTGGAAATATATCCATTACACGCTCACCACCTTACAAATCACGACAAAGCGTTGATCTCCGTCGAGGCAGGCAAGGAGGACACGTTCGCCTACTGAAAAGGCATTAATACTCTCGTTTTTTTCTATTGAATCTCGATCCTGTGGCGTACCCATCACATTGATTTTTAATGGTGAAGCGCTGATAACTTCGCCGAGGCGAAAGGCTGGTGTGTTTTGCTCCTGTACAGTGTTCCTTATGAGTTCAAGCATGGATGCAAACGGGTTATCCTGCATAAACGCTTCCTCCTTTTATGTAGGCTTATTGACATAGCTCCATGAGCTTCCACTGCCTTCTGATTTTTTGTTGCTCGAACTTCCTGCCTTGCTTTTACTGGCCTTTTCAATGGCACCCGCATCTTTTTCATCCATGAGATTTTTGAAATTCAGAACAAGTTTGATATAATATTGTCCGTTTTTCCAAGTGTGCGTGTCAGAATCGATGTAAAACAGGCCATAGATCCCGGTATATGGTTCTTGAACGACAACCGCATTTCCTGTGGTGCAACGAGTGTCCCCGATTCCGTTAACCGTTATCTTCTGTTCTAACGTCCCAGCATTCAATATCTCCTTGGCGCGGGCCTGTCCGTTGTCATCCTCTGATTGCTTAACGTATTCCTGCATCAATCCGTAAAGCTTCATAGCCTGTGCATTGTCCACATTGCGGACAAATTTATCATCCTTACTGTAGATTTTTACGCGCGTTACAACATTTTCCGCAGATTCCGAAATTGCGGAATCCATAAGATTTACGCCGCCTTCGATGATAATCGTGCTACTGTTAACGCCTTTTTCTTGTACCGAAAGTTTTCCGCCTTCAAATCGGATCTGATATTTTTGCCCGGTTGATTTGCTGGCAAGCGTATAGGCACTTTGGATAATATCGTATAAATTTTTCCCCAAGAAGTTGCGCGATAAAGTAAATCCCGTTCGTGCGATACTACCAACCTGAATCCCATAGTCTGCGCAGACGCGGCGCGTGATCGTCTCAGGCGTTGTTCGCGTAAATTTATACGACGCGGTAATCTTTCTAAGATAGAAGCCCTTATCAAAACAAGTGATGGTGATTTCGCTTTCATTCGTGCTTTTCTCTCTCCGAAAGATATAGCCATCAAAAATCCTTCCATTATGGTCAAACGCGACGGCATCCATCAGATCGCAGCGCACCTTTTCAATTGTGCGATCCGTGGGGGAGGAGAGGATTCCGAAACTTAGTGTTCGGGCACACGATTGATAGTCTCCGCTCCAGGTCACCGTAGTGACATATTGCGTGACATCTGTCGCCTTCCCGCCACCCGTAATTGTGATCTTCATAGTTTTGATGCCTCCGGGATCTTGATGACCTGTCCAGCGTAGATGAGGTTTGCGTTTTTAATGCCGTTATATTTTGCGAGTTTATAGCAAAGAGTTGGTTTCTTGTAAAATCGATTGCAGATCCCCCACAAGGTATCACCGCGCACCACCTTATAGCTACGTACCGTCGATTTTTTAACGGGCGCCGCTCTAGGTTTATTCTTTTTAACGGTTGTCGTGCGTAGCTTTTTAAGTTCCTTGCGCTCGCGTAAAGTCAGGGTTACTTTGATATCGTTCGTGCCGTCATCTTCTCTGTATTCCAGATTTTCTAAATAGACAGGGAGGTTCGACTTTGTTCCTGAGATGATGTAACGTAGCTTGTGGCGGTTTGTTGTGCATTCCCAAAATTTATCAATATAATACTGCGGATTCGCGCGTGCTCCTGGCACCATTTCCGGGCGTTTTCGGCTCGGGAGAACAGCCTCGACTGTGATAGATGCAAGGGTGGTATAGCCCGCAAGGCTGACATCGCCCAAGGCGTGGATATTTACTGTCTCAATTTTCATTCCGCGCTGCATCTGGTAAGATTCCGGTGTGATCGGTAAAGTAATCTCTTCAGTTTTTGTCTCATTTTTAAAAATAACCTTGCGCTCCACTTTATCACCCCGCCTGGATCTCCGCCTGTTGGCGGATCGCTCCTACTATCTGCTGCGTTAGCCTGTAAAAGTCCTGTTCCTCCCGTACCACAGGATTATTGATATTGATGATATACCCCTGACTATCATCTCCTGCGCGGGAGGCGCTCGCAGTACGCACCTCTTCTCCCTCGTGCAGGAGGGCTGGGTACCCATCATATGGGACACGCAGCATTCCAATTGCCTTGGAATTAAAAGGCTTTTGGAAAGGGTTTCGGAGGGTCGGTCGATTTAAAGCGTTGTCCAGTGCTTCAGCAGGATCTCCCAGTTTGCTATGCTCCGGCGTAACGTAGGAGGTGTAGCTTGCCCCTCTGGCAGACAAATATCCGCGCCCGAATTCTTGCCCCATCTCGTAACCATAGTTCCAGTAGGTTTTATCCTGCTTCATGGAATTCTGGATACTACCTACAAGGCCTTTTTCGGCCTGTACCATTGTTTTATACCCTTCTGTATCCTTAAAAGCGTTTTCACCTTCTATCTGTGCTTCAGCCATAATGCGCCCCATTTCTGCGCCATTTTTCGTCGCTTTGGCCTTCTGATATGCATCGGATTGCATCGCGCTTTGCACGGCATCGCGCATCGCTTTCTCGCGCTCGTTTTCAAGGCTCGCCTTCCATTGGCCGATTGATTTATAGGCTTCCTGCTGTTCCTTCGCCATTTCACCTCCGAGGTAATCAATCTGCTCCTGCATACCTTTCTTGCGTTCTTCGTTGTATCCTTCGCCCATTGCGGCGTTCAAGTTCTCAGTCAGACCCTGCAATGTGCTTTGCATACCCTCAAACGACGTGCTTTGCAGTTGCATCGCACCTTCGTAAGCTTTCCCCATATAGTCGGAGATTGCTTTTGCAGCTTCCGCGCCAGGGATTAATCCTTTTGAGATTTTTTCGTACACTTCTCCTTTGCTGATGCCCCCAGCTTGTGCTAAGTAGCCTATTGCATCAACACCGCGCTCCTGAAGGATGTTGATATACTCCAGTGTGGTTTTCCCAGAAGATTTCATACGCCCGATCGCTGTTGCCACCATCTTCATATCTTCGGTATTCATGCCAAGCGCCGCGCCCGCGTCCCCGACTTTCGTAAGCTGCGGAATCATTTCTTTTTCATTGTAACCGTAGGTAAGCAGCGTTTTTGACATTGCCGTCAGATCGTCAAAAAGGAACGGCGTATAATCCGCCATTTTTTCACCTCTGACAGATACGCTTTTGCCTTTCCATCATCTTTCATCATGGTGGAGAAGGCCATCTGCGTTTTCTCACGACTTCCAGCCAGTTTAATTCCATTTTCTAGATCCTGTGCCTGCTGGGTCGTGACGGTTGTATATGCTTCCTGCACCGCGCTTTTATACGCTTCGTTTTTGTTGGAGAAGTCGTAAGTTGCGCTAGAAATAATGCCGGAAACTGCGCCTGCGGCTGCACCAACTGCTGCACCTTTCGCTCCTGCAACGCTTCCCATAGCCGCTCCCTGCGCGATGCTTGATAGTGTGGTTCCGAACATAGTTCCGGCTCTGTCTCCGAACGCGGATGAAATAACGCTTGTCGCTCCCTCTGACAAGGAGTTTCCGATCATTTGGGCAATGCCCGCTCCTGCAAGAGAAGATAAGATACTTTTTCCAGTATCTTCCGAGCCTTTGGAACCGATGACTTTTTTTAAACTTCCGGCGCGGTTATCCGCCTTACTGATGGCATCTGACATGGATTTAATTTCTTTGGCGGTTGATCTAGCTTCATCAGAAACAAGCTTTAAATTTCGTCTGGCATTTTCGTACTTATCGCTAGCAACCTGTGCCGCCATTCTCTTTGATTCTTCGCCTGTTCTTTTGAACTCCTTTTGCGCGTCCTGCATGGCTTTTTTAAGGCTGTCTGTGTCCGATTTTAGCCTAGATTGTGCTTTATCCAGCGTATCTAGCTTTTTATACATTCCGTCGAGATCCTTTGTGAATGATTTGCTTGCTGACTGCATCTTAGTCACTGCATCTGAATACTTGTCCTTGACGCTCACCGCGATGCTGATATCTCGTCCCATGCTCTCACCCTTTACACGCCGCGTTCTTTTTCATAAAACGCTCTGATAACAATTCGCCATCCTTCCGGGAGACGGTAAAAGTCCCACGGAAGGAGATTGTGATCCCGAAAAAGACAGAAGCTAAGTTGCATCTCTCTGTCCGTTTCTACTTTTTTTTAATATCATCCACTATCCTGACTGTATCGGTTCGATATCCGGAAAGCTTTTCGATCTGAATAGAAATATCCTCGATTTCCCCCGGGCGAAGGATACTTTTGATTAGTTCGATTGGTGTTGGAGCGTCATGTGCTCGCATCAGTTCTTCGCTGCGCAGGTTCGGAGACACAACGCCTTCAAGAACAACATGCAGAGAAAAATCGCTCTGATCTTCTTTTTCTCGCAGCCGCGCCACCGTGTTGTATGGCAAGGAACGGATTTTGAAAACCACATCTTTTCCTAGTTCCTCACTGAGACTAAGCAGTTTGATTTCTTTTTCCGCCTGCTTGCGTGCGCCCATTCCAAGCAGTAGTTCCATTGTTTGATCCATTTCACTCACCTCACTGAGATTTTATCCAAGAACTTATAGTCCCCAAACGTAAATGCCGATTCGACCTTTCCGACAGCCCCAGCCTCCCAGTCGGCAAGCGTTAAATCGTCGAAGGATACGTCATACAGCGCAACGCGCTCCGCACCATAAGCGTCTGGATCATCCAGTAGCGTTACGATTGTAAAACGCGGATCCTCGCCTTTTTTGATTTTTTCAGAAATCAGGGATGCCATGCGCGAATTCGTCTTGTGCATCATGAGCGACCCTGTGTTTTCGATGCTCGTTGTTTTATGCCCCACTGTCATCACGCCAGCGCGTTTAATCTGCTCTTTTGAGAATTTTGATGAAGCTTTGAGCCCATATGCTTCTCCTACCTCTTCACCAGATAACCATACAGTTCCATGAGAACCATTGATCACCCGCTTATCGCTGTCCATGCCCTTTGCCATAATCATTACCCTCCTTAAATCGTAATTTCGATTGCAATATCCTCAATTGCGTCGAGAATATGGATAGATGCTTTCAAAAAGACGTGTGACCCTGTTGCGGCCTTTTTGATTTCATCTTCGCTCATGCTTTCAACGTCAACGCCATTCTCACGAAGGTAGGCACGCTGCTTATCGATATCAATTTCCACCGTAGAGAAACCGGCTTGTAGGATGCCTTCCTGCTCCATAACAGAGAAATAATTCTGGAGTGCCGTGATGAGGAGGCATTTGTTATCATAGCTGTTAGGATACTTGCCCTGATAGGTATCTTGAAGCGTGAGTTTCAGATCGGTTTTTATCTGGCTAATTGTATCTATAATTTTGATCTTTTTGTATGACATGCCTTGCCTTTCCGTCACAGTTTTGAGGCTGGTGACACCGCGCCCGATTTTGACCTTTTCTCCATCGTGCCAGATGATGAATTCCCCGTTATCCACAGCGGTATCCATCTCTGATCTTGTCATTCGCTTAATATCTTCGACCTCGGGTAGCGGCGCACTCGTGCAGGAAATGGTAAGCGGCGTTCCACAGATCATCCCGGCCATGCGGCTGCAATACTGTGCCGCTGTGTATGTATCGTCACCCGCTTTGATCTCGTCCGTCGTAAAGTTGACGATAGGCGCAAAGTCGGAAGCTTTGTGTGGCAAAACAGCACGGGGTGTGCTATCGTTTCCCCATTGTGCCTTGATCCATTTCTCAACCTCCTCCGCTTCGGTTTCCTCCAGATCGGGCGGCCCAACCAGATAATCGAATCGGACCGTCTCAAAATACGCCAGCGCTTCGTTCAGATTCTCAACTGCTTCCGGCAGTACATAAAGATAAATCTTACGCGGCGGATTCACGTAACCAATAAATCCACGTTCTATATACGATTTATTTTCATCACTCAGCGTTTCCGGAATATCAGCGGCGCTGAGCAGCATATACGCCTGCCCGTTTTCTACTTGGGATGCATCCTTGACGGCAATCGCCATAATCCCACGCTCCGCCATCCGGATCGATGTGTTTGCTTTTTCCGTAAATACAACATCAATGCTTGGCATTCCCATTGATTTGCTCATCCTTTCATTCAAAATTAATCGTTATGTTGTCTGCGACTGGCTCTTCTGCTATCGCTGATAATTCTGTGCGGTCATCGTAATATTCGGCCTGAAGCTCGATGTAGACACGATCTTCTGCAATTCCACCTGATGAAGATTGCACAGTGATTGCGCGATTCTCTATCTGCAAATATCCGGGCCGAAAAACGGACATAACTGCGTTTTGTGCTACGAGTAGCGCTTCTGCCGTACAATACTCCTGGTGTTTTACCAGTTGAGGGAAGTAGGTAATCGTGAAATAAGAGGTGACATGCACTAGCCTTTTGTTATCCGAGCGCACATCCTCCTTTACGGCACTGATGTAATAGCATGGCCTTGCAAAATTTGCCGGACAGCGCTGGATATACGCAGCACCCTCGATGCCAGCTCTGTAAATGGCCGCATTAATCCCTTTTACAATTTGCAATTGCCGCAGCATCATAGGCTCCCTTCCAGCATATCGGCTAGTTCGTCGGCAAATCGCTCGGCTTCTTCGAGTGCGATCCGCTCAGCTTCAACACCTGCCGCTTCGTAGAAAAAGCGACCTTTTACATATGGAACGTTGATTCGGGGGTGGTAGTCCTTTCCGCCTCCCGGAGGGCGAATCTTATGCCCACTTTCAAGATAATTGGTGATGGCCCCTACGCTTCCTTCTCCGGTTCCGCCGCCATTTTTTCCGCTCAAAGGTCGTACTGCGGCATATCCTCCTTTTTCTCCCACCGCTTTCTCTTGCCAACTCTGAATTTTTCCGTCGCTATCTTCGATTCGGCTCCCTATTTCGGCATCTATCGTATTTTTTAACCGCTCAGCGATACGCTCATGTAACTCCTTGCGCTTTTTGGGGGACTTTAAAAGAATATCAGTGAAGCAATCCTCTAACAATTTGAATCCATGTTTCTTGATTTCCTGCATGTCAAATTTCTTTCCTTCTCTGGATTTCGTACTCGTTTTTATACCCGTCCAGTGTATGGCAGGCAATAACGTTATAACTGCATTCTTCCGTTACCACGATATCCCCCGACTTTAGCTGGACTTGTTTCGGCGTAACGAGTACGAAGGTAATCTCGTTGGCATTATGTGGCTCATCTTTACTGTAATTCAAATACTTTTCCGTCAACACTCCGGGAAATCCGACGACCGGTTGCTCATCCTCCGTGACAAGGTTATTATCTCCTGTGTTGCTAACGATCCGTTTGGCAATGCATCTGGTCGGCTGCACCAGAGCGGCGGTCACGATCAAATAGATTCCGTCCGAGACAACGTCGGTAATAAAGCAAAATTGGCCCTTCCAACGCAGCGCATTTTTCGGTGTAATATTGCGTCGGTACATAGTAAACACAATTGTTCGCGCACTGATCCCGATTTTTGAGAAAATGTTTCCCTGCGTTTTTAGTTCCGATTTGCACCAGGTGCATGCTTGGGGAACCCAGGAAAATTGCACTCCGCCCCCAATTTCCCGGAGTGTAAGGATATTTGCCCGCTCGCTAAGCATCATTTCGATCTCCTCCGTCTCTGGCTAGTCGTTTCTGGCGCATACTGTAGTTTTTTTAGGATTTGATTACGTCTGCTCTCCACATACTGCGTATTCTGGCTTCCGTCCCTGGTTGCATAAAAGGAGAGATAGACGCTGCACATAACATATTCGTTTACGAGGCCAAAATTCGTGATCTGTTGCTCTGTGATTCCTGTACTGCGCCGAAGATCATCCATTGCCGCATCTCTGAGCAGACTAACAGTCTCATATGATTCATCGTCAACTCCCAGATAATCGCTCAGCGCTGCCTCTGATATCAGGCCGTTCTGCAAGGCCTATCCCTCCAATCGTTTTTCTTAGGCAGATGCAGGCGTGAAAATTTCGCGCTTGACTGCTGCATCCGCATCTACTGTGCGCGCACACATGCGCACGATGCCACGCAGTTCTGTCGTGTCGTGCTCCCAAGCTGCTCCGCCGACATCTGTTGTCTTAAACTCCAACGCCTGGCGGCGGAACAGCGTTCCGAATGCTTTAAAGAATCCAACGTATACCGGATCATAATCACCCTTGGTCGCACCCGTTGTCGTTACGGTGCGGCTTGGGATTAGATCGGCATCTGCATATACCACCGGGCGGCTCTTAAATCGATAAACGTCCGGGTCCTGTGGGTTCGGCACAAGCATCGGCCTTCCGTTTTTATCCTCAAGCTGGTCGAAGAAATCGTACCCATTTCCATTTGTCAGAATAATAGCGTTGCGGGAAATTGCAGTATTGAGCCCCTTGTTCAGTAAGGACTTCAACTCATTCATCTCTTTTCCCGCTGTAAAATTCTTTGCGGCGAGTTCATCCAGTAAAGAGAGAAGCAAGGCGTTTTCGGTCATGACGACACGCGGCCCAAACCATTCGGCGATATACTGTAGAAGCCCTGCCGTATTGTCGGCCAGAAGCTCTCTTGAAACTTCGATTCGGTCGCCGTATTTATCGACCGAGTATTCGACCTTTCGGAAACTCGGCTGATCTGTTTTACCGATCTCGCTCAGTTCTCCGATTTTCGGCAGTGGCTTACGAAGTGCCGTTGTTTCAATCGCTCGCCAACCGGTAAATCCGTTGACGATCTCCAATTTGAAACGATCGGAAAGGCGAATATAATCCTTCATGACGCGGTGGATCATATTATCAAATTCCACCGGCACAAGGAATCCACCGTCACTGCCCGCTGGTTCCCCTCCTCCGATGGAGAGTGCGTTATACAGCGGCTCCAACTTCTCGTTCCGGTCACGGCCTACCCGCGCGCCGACACGAAGCGCATTTACGAAGGCGTTAACGTACTCGTTTCCGCTGCGCGCCTTATCCAGTTTATTTTTTACCTGCTGATCCTCTTTTTGCTGCTGTGCAACATGCGCTTTCGTCACCATGTTTGCGTTGCTGTCCTCAAACCGGCCTTTTTCAACATTCAATTCTTCTAGTGCACTAATTTCCGTGTTTAGATTTCTGATCTCATCCATTTTTGCGTTGTACGTTTCCATGCTGTGCGCATCAAGTGCTTTCTGCGCTTCATCAAGCAGACTAGCGCGCTGGTTCTTTAGTTCATAAATCTTTTCCATCGTTTTTCCTCCTGCATTAAAATCTGTTTTGTTCTATGGCTAACTGGGCTCTCGCCAGTTTCCAAGCTTCATCATTCTTTGGTTTTAAGTGTGCAATCAGTTCGCTGGTGTTCACTGTGCTTCCATCCAGGCTATTGTAAATGGTGCGCATTCCTCTTACGATTCCGTTCATGGTATTTTCGTCTGGATCGTTTTGATCCCAGAGAATGCCGTCCGCAAACCCTAAGTCGACCGCTTTTTTTGCACCCATCCACGTTTCATCATCCATAAGCCTGGAGATTTCCTCGCGTGGCTTTCCTGTTTTTGCTGCATAGGCATTGATGATCGTTTCTTTAACTTCCGTCAGCACCTCAATCGCTTTTTTCATATCTTTGACTTCGCCCTCCGCGCAGGTTAGCGGATTATGGATCATCATAACGGATGTGGGGGACATTAAAATTTCATCCCCCGCCATAGCGATGACGGAAGCAGCAGAAATCGCACTGCCGTCAATCTTGACCGTCACTTTACCCTTGTGTTCTTTGAGGGCCGTGTAAATGACAGATGCCGCAATACATTCGCCACCGTTTGAATTGATCCATATGGTGATGTCCTTGCCATCCGTCTTGCGTATCTCTTCGCGGAGACCTTTTGCGGTCTGTTCCTCTTCGCCAAAAAACCACGCCCAAAAGCTCTCTTCCATCTGGATGGGGCCTTCGATTCGAATTTCTACGGCGCCCGTTTCCTCATTTTTAACGACGTTCCAAAACTTCATTTCTTCTCTCCATTCTCTGCGCGTTTTTCGCTGAGCTGCGCGAATTGGTCAAGCGGCACATAGTTCAAGCTTGCATAACGGGTGTCTCCGCCCTCCGCATCCGGCATGTCCTCCAAGTCGCGGATATCGTTAACTGAAAAAACTCCAATCTCCCGCATGTTTCGATACCAGGGACCACGGCTTGCGGTGTCACCGCGAAGTTCTGCCATCATATTTCGCTTGATCCACATACCTCGGTTGAGTTCGCTGTCGAAAAGCAGTTTATAGCTATCCTCCTCCTCATATTGGGAGATGTAGGGATGAATTGTTCCTGAGATGTATTCGATCCCGTTTTGCTCGTTTGAATTATAGCTCTGCTTCCCGGCACCCAGTTTATAAAGGGGCACGCCGAAGAAGCGGGAAATATCTTCCACTGTGACAGCCTTGCTCTCAATAAACTGCGCATCTTTGTTGGAAATTGATATCGGCTGGTATTTCATACCGAGGTCCAGCACCGCCGTGCGAAAAGAATTGTCTACGCCGCTATGGATTCTTTCCCATTCGGCGCGTACTTTGTCTTTCGCTTCCTTGTCGAGGCTCGTATCGATTGTAAGCACACCGGAGGGCTGTGCATTCATGGAGTAAAATTTATTCTCGTACCGCTGCGCGGCTCTAGCCGTGCTTATCGTCTCCTGAGCGCGGGTAAGCACAGAAATTCCTGTGATTCCATCTTCGCTGTACGCTTTGTAGTGGAGTACGTCAAATTGATTAAGCCTACGCATTTCTCCCGTGCGCGGATTGGTGTAGAGATACCATAGCTTTCCTTCCGTGTCGAAGAAAGGCTCTATGCAGTAATATGGAACCGGGATCAGTTCACGCGGTCTTGCATTGATTGAATCCCGCACGATGATCTGATAGCCATTTCCACCCAACAGAACATTGCAGTGTGTCAACTTTTTGGCAACGCTCGGTGTCATCGCTTCGTTTGGACGGACAGATAGAAGATAGGCAAGCGGATGATTTTTTAGCTTTTCTTTTGTGTTTCCATCGCTAACATATATCGGCAGTTTGCTAATCGTGTTTGATAGCACCTCTACACAGGCGTTCACCGCCGACAGTTTCATTGATTTGTCCTCACTGATGGCACCTGTCTCCCATGAGGTTGCGTCGGAAATCGTCAGCGTTGTCCCGCTTGGTGCGCGTGCTTGATTAGATACTCTATGATTTACAGCTCTATCGAAAATCACGCTGCATCACCTCCCGTTCCGGTATATCCACGGCTCCAGATCACAGCCCCCGCTATGCACTCTGCTCCCGCAGCGATCCATGCGGCAGGGAGGTAAATCATGGATATTCCATAAGCAATCAAAATTGCCCCAATAATGGCCAGTAAATCCGGAACTGCATTAAGCAGTGCCGTCTTACATCGACCAATTATCATCCAAAATCGCTGCATTTTTATCAACCACCTTATCCGATAACAACCAGGCCGCCATAGATATGATCCAGGCAACCGCAATATCGATTCTGCCGATAGATTTATTTTTCATCGGCTTCATATTTTCATTTCCATCTACCGCGCACCTGACGTTTCCAAAGCACCAGCGTGCACACGGATTTTTCGGGTGTTTCATTACCCGCTTTCGCAACAGCTTTTCCAATTCCTTCATCGCGCCTGACAGCCCCTGCATAGTTTGCGGAATTTCAACAACCGTTGTTACGCCTTCAAGGTGCTGGCTGATACTTCTGCTGAGCCATGGGTCAGCCCCAACCATCTTCACTTGATACTCTTCGCAGCATTTCACGATCTCTCCTTCGATAAAATCAAAGTCAATCACATTGCCCGGTGTGATTTCAACATATCCTTTTTCCGCCCATTCACGGAAGGGCATGTGATCTCTCTTTTCCCGCTCGGTAAGTTTTTCTTCCGTTATCCAGGCTTTAAAGATCGCATACCAGGTATCTAGCCCAATTTGCGGCGGAAATAATAAAACAAACGCTGTAAGATCTGTTGTGGTAGATAGGTCTAATCCTCCTACGCACGTCTTTCCCTTCAGCGTTTCAAACGTTATTTCTTTTTCCGACTTATCAAATAACGGAATTGGAAGCCATCCGACCGTCTTTGTAGATATCCACTGATTTAGACGCAGCCAGCGAAAATTGCGCTCCTCTGCCTCGCTTCCTTTTGCCTGCTTTGCTTCCAAAGCAATCTTTTCTTCTTTGAGCGTTTCACCCAATGAAGGATTGCAAGCATACCACGTTTTGGGATCGAATATATCGATTTTTGCACATTCGTCCGGATCATCTGGCATGCCCCATATGAACGGTAGCCAGTTCTCGTAATCGACATTTCCATCAATATTACCTTTTCGGAATTCTAAGATTCCACGCGCCCGTTTATGGATTTCCCATCCAATGGATTGACGATCCGGATCATCACCCGCTGTCGTCAGTACGATCCAGACAGGCTGCTCACGTGCATCTCCTGCGCCAAACGTCATAACGTCCCATAGTTCGCGGGTTGGTTGCGCGTGCAACTCGTCGAAAATCACGCAGCTGGGCTTGTAACCATGCTTTGAAAATGCCTCACTGGACATGACCTTCATAATAGTCTGTGTTTCTTTGTCAATGATTTCCTTGGTGGATTCCCGAATTTTTGCTCGTTTTTTGAGAAACGGACACTGTTCGATCATGGCAAGGGCGACGTTAAAAACGATGCTTGCATTTTGTTTATCTGCGGCACAGATATACACTTCTCCGCGAATCTCCCCATCGGCGAAGGTGTGGTAGAGGCCTAGCGCTGCCGACAACTCCGACTTGCCGTTTTTCTTCGGAATTTCAAGGTAAAGGTATTCATACTTCCGATATCCATCCTCTTTGAGTGTTCCGTAGAACTCCCGGACGGCTTTTGCCTGCCACTCCATCGGAATAAACGGCTTTCCTGCCCACTTTCCATCAGTGTGCTTCAGACATTGGATAAAATCTAAGACGAATTCTGCGGATTCTTCATTGTACATTGCTACCTCTGCGCACGCCTCTGAAGAAGCTGCTGCATCGGATCCTCCTCTTCTTCAATTGGCTTTTTGGGTATGGACCGCAAGGCGGCCGCCACGGTCATCAAGCATTCTTTTTCGATATCAAGCATCATTTTGCGCTTCGCCTGAATTTGTTTATCAATCGCGATTACCTGTGCTTGCAAGGTCGCTAAGGTTTTAAAATAGTCAATATCCGGATCAATGTCCGGACTATCCTCAAAATCTTTAACTCGCTGACAAAACATCTCGCGTTTTTCTTCAAAGTCAATGCACTCGGCATAGATCTGACAATAGCGGTTAATAACATTCGCATTTAAATCATCATTTTTATCGATTTTTTCAAGGAGTTTTTTAATTCGCAGAAACTCTTTGTGGGCAATGTTGTTCTGCTTCACCTGTGGCTTTTCACGCATTGCCTGTCCAGTAAGCAGAGCTTCTTCTGCCTTTTTTCTCTGGGCCTTTTCAGCTTTAGTTCGATGGGATCTCTTTTCTGTTTCCAGTACAACTATCGGTTTCGGCGGCGTTGGCATTTTTATCACACTCCTATTGCAAGGCTGATGTGGGAATTTTTTTCGCGCAGAGCTTGGCCTTGTATGGTCTTACCCGCCATGTGGAATCTTTTAAGGGTGGGGGGGATTAGACTTGACTTTTCGCCCGAATCCGCCGTCTTTGAGCACAGTTTTGCGGCTGTGGCAGCTTCTGCAAAGCCCCTGCCAGTTACTGCGATCCCAAAACAGTTCTCGATTTCCTTTATGAGGAATAATATGATCCACCACAGTAGCCGGTACGAGTGTGCCATCCCGATTTTGACAAGTTACACACCATGGATGCTTTTTTAAGTAGCCTTTTGCAACTTGTGCCCATCTGGATGTGTACCCCCTCTGACTTGCGGAGTTTCGATTGTCTTTATATCTCTTTTTGGGCTTGTCATGTTGGGCCTCGGATAACTTACGCCTTTGATGCGATTCGCAATAGCCGGTTCTTGTAAGCGCGGTGCATCCCGGATAGTTGCATGGCCGCAGTGGCTTCATTGGCATAACAAATCCCTCCAATTATTTTTATAAATCGCTTGCCTTTGTCACGGTATCGTGATATAATGAAATCGTAGAAAGACCTGCTAACAAAAGTCAAGTAGAAATTTCAGGTTTTGGGAGCAGCGAAAAAGGCAACACAAAATCAAGCCGCTGAGCAACTCAAAATCGAAACGGCGGCCAGCCAGATGGTATAGCGCAGGGA